GCCGACGTGTACCTTGCCAATGCCTGCCGATGCAAGAACCCACAAGGCGGGGACATAACCCAATCCCAAATTCGAGTCTGTCGGGAACATCTTCTCGTAGATATTGTTAAATTACAGAAGGAGTATAAGGAGGTGATCTTGGTGGCATTGGGGGCGAAAGCCTGCTACAGTGTCATTAAGATTACCTCCCTGAATGAAGCCCTCAAGAAGCAAGGAACCCGAACCCCCCTATTCCCTGCGGAGTTACCCAGCGATAATCCAAGGGTTTTCTTCACGTATCATCCGGCCATACTTCATCCTTCTCGTAAACCCGCCCTTATTCATGCAGTTGAAGCCCACTTTAACTTATTAACTCGGTATCTAAAGCGAGAGTTTATTCCAAACGAATTAGTTGTTATACCGGAAGTAGGAGCCCAAGTTCCTCTTTGGATTGGTAGCAAGGAGACTTGTGATATTGAAACCTATGGCATCTTGGCCGGGGTCGAACAAACCGTATTCAATCCGATTAAGTCCAAGTATATTGATGGGGTGGATTATGATAAGCAAGTGGTCACGGTTAGTTTTGCATATCGGGATTTGACGGGACTAATCCGTACACCTCAATATCGGTGGGATGTCCCCCGACACAGATTGATTATCCGACAGTGGTTCCGACGCCTATGTAAATCCAAGCACGTTTTAACAGGACAGAATATCAAGTATGACCTGATGTATCTTTGGATGGCGGATGTTGAACTCCGCTACTGGATTAACCCTAACAGGCTATGTGTTGATGATACTTTACTATGGAGTTTTCTACTTGACGAACAACAACCAGAGAAAGGACTCAAGGAATTATCTACTCTATATGGCCTTGTAGATTACAGTAATTATAAAGTAATGAGTAAGGCTGGAACGGCTAAATCAAGTGCAGATAAACACTTACACCTTCTAAACAGTACAGACTCCGCAGGGACATTACTCTTGGCGGAGAATTGTGAGCGGTTAATAAAAGAGCGGTTTGGTTCTGAATCTCCTAAACTAAGCCACGCTTGTAGTCAGATGCGTAACACAGTTATCTGGGATACCTTCGATTTAGATTTGAATGGGAGTTCCCTCGACGTTCCTCGGATACAGAAGTTCCACGATGAGGAAAAGGCGGCGTGTAAATCCCTACTCGGGTTGGCCGAGACGGATATGGGAATTAAGTTGGCCGGGAAAGGCTCGGATGCTCCCCTGCGGGAGTTCATGTTGAAGTGTGTCCAAGAGGCGGGACTACTCACAGATAGTCGAGTAGAGTGGTCGGATAAAACTGGAAAGGTTTCAATAGGAGTCGAAAATGTCAACCTTGTAAAGAAATATCTCCCACAAGGGGAAGAATATACAATCTTATCAATGTTCCAAGAATTTAAGGAAAGGAGCAAAATTGTCAACACCTATACCAATCCACTTCTTACCAAACCAAGACAAGGGATTGTCTATGTTCGAGGAAATATCGGAATGGTTTTCCCGTCGTGGTATCCCATCCCAAGTTACTTTGAACGAGGGGGGTCTTCCGACGATAAGTCTGGTGGACAGATTCAAGGCCGATTCTCTTGTAAAAAACCCGCACGACAAACAGAACCTCATTCTATTAGGCAATGCTCTGTCTCCAGATGGCCGGGCGGAAAACTTGTAGAGTGGGACGTAAACCAAGACCACTTGCGTATGGCGGCTCTGTTGTCAGGCGATCCTGTTCTTATGGATGCCTATCTAAATCCATCAGAAAGTATTCATAGTAAAACAGCTTTAACAATATTTCCTGGTGCAGACCCAACCGACCCCGGTTGGAAAAAGTCGGATATGTATAAGCTCGGAAAGACCCTTAATTTTCTTGTTTTGTTCAAAGGCGGTGCTGCGGCATTCCAGAGAACCGCTCTCGAAGATGCCCAAGTCGAGGTAGAAATAGGATTCTGTCGTGAAGCTATTTCTAAATGGTACAAGAAACATTTTGTATATGGAGAATGGCAGGAACAACAGATTGCCTTGGCGTCCAAGCAGGGATTCCTTGTACTTCCTACTGGGTGGAGCAGGACGTTTGGCCCCGCAGGAACAAATACCTCGTCGTGTGAGGGGGACATTCTTAACTTCCTGCACCAAACCCCGTGTGCCCAAATAACCCAATCAGTTCATTATGAGGCCCTGCGGAGGTTTCTAAAATACCATCTTCACAGCCTTATTTGTCTGAACATTTACGACGCTTTATTTACCGATATTTATCCGGGGGAAGAGAAAACGATCCGTGAGATTATGACCGAGTTGATGACTCATCCTCCATTGTTGCCCGTCTTTGAAAAGTGGGTAGGCCGAACAGTCCCGTGGGATTTTGAATGTCGAGAATACTAATGGAAGCGTTTGAGAAGTGGAAAGCTGGTCACGACCAAAAATTAACGGATGCTTTGAATAAAAGTGAGCGGGGATTTGAGTTGGGTCTTAGTTTGGGTTGGCAGGCAGCGATGGAGCAAGTACAGACGTGGTATAAAGAATATGGCGAATTAGGCGATTGGGATATGGCGGCATGCCTTATACAAAAAAATATTAGAGAAGAACTGGCGGAGGAATAATGTTTACCGTTAATATTAGGACTACACCAGTTACAGCAAAGGAAATAGATTCGTTCATGCTTACCGGGGAAGGAAATCCCGAAGAAATAATTGGCTACCTCCGAGCTATTATTAGACAGCATGCAGAGGCGAAAATAGAAATGGTCGTTTGTAAGCAGCGACACTTCCTCCAGCTTTGTCCAAGATGTTGGGAATACGCTAAATGTAAAAAATACGCTTGGTATGTAGAGACGTGGACGAAATTACAGGAGATACTCAAATGAATTTATATGAGAAAATGCAAACACAAGAATCTTCTTCCAATGGGTGGGCCGACCCTACTTTATTTCGAGAATGTGTCGAAACCCTTTTTAAGAAAGAAGGCTTCAAAATAAGAACTTGTAATTACAGGGCATTTTTTGATGGCTCCTATACAGAAACAATAGAACTTTATAACCCTAAAACAAAAGAAATTATTCGGTCTATACATGGAATGTGTGGCTATGACGCTCAACAATATATTGAAGCATTTGATGAGTTGGAAATTTTGAAAGCCGAGGAGTACAAATGAGCATTCACGTAACACGAGTAGTGCATATTCGTCAGGAGTTTGATGTTTTCATAGGTCGTCCTGGAAATTGGGGTAATCCTTTTATACTCGGACGGGATGGAACTCGGGATGAGGTTTGTGATAAACATGATTTGTGGTTGGACGGAAAGATTGAAGCTCCGGATGGTAGGAAGCCTCCAACATTAGAAGAAATCAAAACGAAACTAACCGGCAAGCGACTTGGGTGTTTCTGTTTCCCAAAACGCTGCCATGGGGACAACTACGTTAAAAGATGTAGAGGAGTAAGAAATGATTCGTAAAACCGACATTCACTATCGTTATGATATTCCAACAGTGGTGACAGTTCAAATCGACACTCGGGAACAGATTCCTATGTTATTTCCCTCCGCAGTGAAGATTGGACATCCTGAGTTGACTTACAAACAAATCCCCATTGAGGTCAAGGTCGAGAAGGTTAAACTACCCTTCGGGGATTACCGCCTGAAAGAGTACCCAGATATTTGTGTGGTGGAACGGAAGGCGACCCAGCTTGAAATCTACAAGAACTTGAATGACTCCCTCGACCGTATCCGTCAGGCCAAAGCATTCCGCAAGCTGATGGCGGGGTGTAAATACCCCTACTTGCTTGTAGAAGCGTCCCCTGCGGAGTTATTTAGTAGTGATCCCAGAATCAAGTTTCCTGAATTGGTGGCCCACCGGTTGGCCGTGGCGATAGCCAAGTACAATTTTAGGGCTCTATTCATCCCGTGGAAGAGCCGTAACCCTGACACCCGGCGTAAGGTGGGCACACTTCTTGTTCATCTCATGCTCGGCTGTGCGATACAGGAAAAACTTGATGTGCCCCCCGTTCTATTAGAGGAACCTCTACATGGAAACTAAAAAAATTCCAGTTGGCTTCGGTAAATTTGCTCTCGTAGATGATACTGATTATGATTGGCTAAATCAGTTTATGTGGAGAGTAGATAGTCAAGGGTATGTTGCAAGTGATTGGGGGATGTCATTTCTATGTGATACTCCTGTTCCCGATACTACAACCCTAATGTCTCGTTTGATCTTGGGACTGGAGGTAGGAGATAAACAGGAGGCGGATCATATCAATCATAATATATTAGATAATAGACGAGAAAATTTAAGAATTGCCTCACGGTCTCAAAATCACGGGAATGAAAAAATTGGTTCTGGTAAAACAAGTAGATTTAAGGGAGTTCACTGGGAGAAACAAAGTAAGAAATGGCACGCCCAAATTGGATTAGGGAAAAAAATGATTCATTTGGGCCTCTTCGATAACGAGAAACACGCCGCCCACGCCTATAACTTGGCAGCAAGGCGGCATTTCAAAGAATACGCCCTTCTAAATAAAATTTAATTAAAAAGGTATTGACACGATATGGATATATGTTATAATAGTTTCATAGGGATAACGCGACCACTTACGTGGGGAAACCAAATAAAGCGTCGGCCAGTTGTCCCTCATTTTTGGACTCCGCAGGAGGGGGGTCGAGTTGGTAGAAACCTACTTGGCTCCCCACCGTTTTAACCTCTGAAAGGAAAGACATGGCAAAGTCACCAAAACTAAGTGAAATCTATCATCCAAGCCCGATTGTGTTTGTACCTGATACAACCTATGTAGATGATACAGGTCAACTAATCCCTACAAACCTCATAGTCGTTTCAGACCCTGAATTATACAATCAGTTTGCCAAAGGGCTTGAGCAAGCTCGTAAGGAGGTTCCGAGGCAGACGTTAGTTGTAGATTCCAAAATGAAGGAGGATAACGATGATTGACGCCAATCGTGGAGCAACAGAAGAAACCCTGCGGAGATTGCAAGAAGAATCCTACGAGCGATTCCGCCTTGAGTTATTCAAGTCGGTCGAACAACTCCTGGCCGATTTCGAGATGACATGGGATGATTTAGCTCATAAAATAAATAAAAATATGTCGGGAACGGAGGTTAAATTTTACGTTGGGGGTGACATCCACGATATAGATGTTAGGATGATTAACGAGATTGCGGCGGTATTCAGTGCCGAACCGTACATCATCTTCAAGCCTCGACTTCCGTGGACAGGGAATTAAAATAATTCTCTTGACTTCCTAATGCAGATATGTTATAATATACAAATATTGAAAGGGAAATAAATGAAGATTGAAGACATACAACCAAAAGCTGTTACCTGTCGCCAATCGAGCATGGGATGTGCAGTTTCCTGTGAACGATGCTGGTTCTTCCAATATCGGTGGGGCGTGACACTTCGAGGGAGAGAAATCAAAGAAGCCGCCACTCTTGGAACCATCTATCATAAATTCCAACAACTTGGGCCGGGCAAGGAGCAGGAAGTCCGGGCATGGGTTAGGGGCCAACAAGCCGAACTTATGGCACAGGCCGACCGAGGTGAGGATATTGACGGCAACATGGTTCGTCTTGCTAATCTTATGACCAGCCTATATCACAAGGCGGAGACAATGGCCCAACTCTTTTGGGAGAAATATCCCCAACCATCGTACCTCCGCAGTGTTGGAACTGAAATCAAACTCTCGATGGCATCTGATGGTCTTATTCTTGAGGGAACAATCGACAAACTCCTTGAAAATACACAAGACGGGTCTCTCTGGATTCGAGACCATAAGAGTACCGGGCGTCCGCTCTCTTGTTTATTTGGGGGATTGGCTTGGTCATTACAGGCTCGGATGTATCGACTTTTGGCCAATTCATATTTAGGGTCTATTGCCTCAGACATCCCCTCTTCTGGGATTAAAGGCTTCATCATGGATGGGATTCTCAAGCCGGGAATCAAACTATGTGGCAAGGATGACAAGGAAGCGAAAAAACAGAACATCACCCCTGAGGAAGCCTACCTGCGGAGAGTTCGAGAATGGTATAAGACGGAAGAAACAGACAAAGGCAGGCCGACTATCCTTTCCCGGTCTTTAATCTACAATGAGCCTCTATTTCCAAAGGAGTTGACGGATGCCTTAAATAAGATGAGGAACCTGATTGATCGCCCGGTACATCCTGATAATTTCTCTCGGGACATTACACGGACGGCCTGCTTCCAGTGGGAGAAACAGTGTATTTATCACGATTTATGTGAAGCACCTTTTTGGCGGTACGAGGAATTATTCCAAACCAAGTATCGGATAGCAGAAGAACCTGCGGAGGAAGAAAATGATTGAGGAAATGATATTCGAGAAGATAGAAGAAGAAATAATCGAAGCCCGAAAGCGAAAATTTACTTCTGATGGGTGTTCTAATGCAAGAGGGAATAATGCTTATCGTTGTGGGCTTTCTGAGGCTCTCAGACTTGTAAAAAAAGTCTTACAAATAGAGGAAGATTAATGAAGCGGAATAAATTGATTTGTAATATTCTTACCCTTGGACTACACCTGTGGAAATGTTATCCCGGGGAAAAGAGATGCGTGCGGTGTTGTCTGTGTGGACAAATACCGAAAAGTATGTGGAAACAGAGAGAAAAGATTGTGAGGAGTAAAAGAATGAAAAGAATTATATTAACACTATCAATCATGGCTTTAGTTACATTATTTATTTTCCTTTTTACCTGCGGAGGCTGTACTGAAATGGGATTGCGGTTTGCTCCGTCTCAGAACATTAAAGCCAATGCCGAATTGACGAATCAGTTGGCCCGGAAGGTGAATGTCGATGGAACTGATCCTCAGAGTTCGGCAAGTAAGCAGTTGGTCGCCGGGACAGAAGCCTCCCTTAACTATACTGGAAGGCCAAAGCAAGCCCCTGACCCCGACCAGTTTGAGACTATAAACAACCAAGCCACTGACGATGCAAATCAACGACCCGATGTCGGCGGGACGATGGATGCCATATTAGAAATTGGTCTCGGCTTGACGGCATTGGTTGGTGGTGCTGGGGGCATAAAGTTGGCTCAGAATCTTAAAACGATGCACGCCAAGGCTAAAGGCTTCTCAGAAATCGTGACGAACAATGAATTATTCAAACAGACGGCTCCCCCGGAACAATGGGAACAGTTCAAGCAATCTCAGGCCAAACAGTCCGAAGGAACCCGCAGACTCATTGCGGTTCAAAAAACCCAAACAGTATAAATGGAGGAAAAAATGTTAACAATAAATGAAGAAATTGCCGAATGTGACCGTATTTCTGTTGAACTGGCCGAAATCAGAGCGACTTTCGTGAAGCAGAAACAGGAAGAGGAAAAAGCAAAGACGGAATTCAAGGTACATTTTTTTAAGGCTCAGAAAAATAAATTTGACTGTTGCAATTTCTCTCTGGCTATATACTGTCCCTACGATGATACAGGATTTTCCGAGGGGTGGAAAGGAAGACGTGGTTTTAATACCAATGAAATAAGGGAGATTATCATCGGTTTGAAAAGATTGATTGGAGACCCTGTTGATGGAAATTAAACCAATAGACAGTAATGTGGTTGTTGCGGCGACACCTAATACCGTCCCGGTGGTTCCCTCGGATTGGGCGGCTCTTGGGATGGAGTCGGGTTACAATCCTCGACCTGCGGAGTCTTTACGACTGTGGGTTATAGGGCCAAACGGGGAAGGTAAGACCACCTTTGTTGCATCCATTCCAGACCAAATAATCCTCGACCATGAAAATGGGGCCAATGCGATTGTAGGAGCAAGATCAGTCCGGGTTCATATTAAGAATTATGACCACTATGTTGCCGTGACCGATAAACTGCTTGCCGATGCGAAGGCGGGGAAACGGCGTTGGAAAAGGATAGCTGTCGATACCGCCGATGAATGGATTGGGATGATAGTGACTCAACTTCAAAAGGAAAAGAATGTTGAGGACATTACAGAGTTTGGATCACAAGGAAAAGGCTACAACCTTATCCAGAATCGGGGCTGGTCTAAAATAAGGGAATTGGAGGGGGCGGGATATACCTGGACTATTGTTGGCCACCAGCGACTTAGGGAAGAAACAAACCCCGCAACTCACCAAAAGACTTCTCGACTTAGACCTTCTATTTATCCCGGATTTGCTCGTCAGATACAAGGATGTAGTGACTTTGAATTGACGATTTACAGTCTTACAGAGCAAATACAGAAAACTAAAGAACAAAAACTACCAAATGGCCAAATCATTACTACCCCAGACGGGACAATAGAATCCGCCAGATACTATCTAAGTGCCTTAAACACTGCGGAGAAGGAGGGAAAAACAAGAGGCGTTCCTTCGATGGAGCGTAAGTTTGAAATCCCATTGGTTAATGCGTGGGACGTTTTTACAGCAAAATATGGTGCGGCTACTAAAGCCGCTAAAGAGAAGTATCAATCATAACTACTTATTTGAAAGGGGCTTACAGTGTCAGATTTAGCTTTCGAACAATTATTGTCGTCACACAATCAAGCATACACGGATGCCGAAGAATTTGGGAGCGATTGGATGCCCCCCGATACCCTAAAAGATGATCCGGGGTATATTGTGACAATCATGGCAATTAAGAAGGGAGTCTCTACAAAGAAGGATCAGCCCGTGGCTTGGTGGAGAGTCACTGGGCGTATCGAAGACCCTTCCAATGAAAGTCTGAACGGCCAGGAATTTCCTTTGGGTTTCTTCCGCTCTACAACACCCGGCTTCTTAAAGAGTGCTGCACGGGCCTTGAATGGTGGTGAAGCCGTAAAATCCCTCCCGGAAGCCGACGCCGTATTAGATGCCTCGGTCGGAAAGGTAACCAGGGTCAAGGTCAAGACGACTGTGAAGGAAGATGGCCGTAGCTTTACCAACTGCTACATACAGGAAGTTATTGCCGTCGAGGACGTATCGGCAGAGACTCCGCAGGAGGGGGGAGTGGCTTAGGTCGAGGAAGACCTCGTTGTAAAAGATGACAACGGAATTCCGTTCACGGGATAAAGAAGTGACGACGGGGTGTCCTTGTAGAGGCTGCATGGGTGAAAATCCCAGCCCCCCACCATTTACAAGTAAATAACTGTTTCCGATTGATACGAACACGTTATAGCTGCTGGTTGTCCTGCTGCCGTCACTCAATCGGAAACATAACCAGCAACGGGGCGGTGGCGTGGTGTAAGAGAACTCGCCGGATAAGTAACCACAAGGTGAAATTGCGGAGATTTAGGTAATGGCCAAATCCTATCGTTGCCTGCCCCTCGTGCTGGTTTTTGAAAGGAAGAAAATGCACGTAGGAAATTGTGGTTTAACTTTGTTGGGTTCCTTAGACAGATTAGAGCGTCGGAGTCTTATAGAACTCTATTGTAACGTCGCCAACCTTCTGCCTATTGATGAACGAATGTTATTCCACATGTATTATAAACACGGGTACTCTACAATTGAGATTTCACAACTATTAATGAAAAACGACACAACCATAGCCAGACGATTGAAGAAAATTGGAGAAAAACTTACAAAACTAATTGAAGGGAAGAAAAGGGTTGGATGCAATCCAAATACCTGTCACACTTAGTCCACACATAGTGGACAATAAGCCGAGAGGGTACTATATTCTTGGCCAGCGTCTATTTCCCAGAGGAGCTCCTGAACTGCGGAAAGACCAATTCGTAGGATTTAATGGAAGCCTGATAATATCCATAGCCCGTCATAATACTTGGAATTCTATACTGGCAATGGGACTTTATGCCTCAAGGTTGCACAACAGAAATATCACTTGGTTAGGGGAGGCAATGGTATATCCAATGTCTAAAGGATTTCGGATATATGTCCCCGGAACTACTCTTAAACCGAGCTCCGCAGGGAAAAAGATTGAAACCATAGGGGTTTTCAGAATGCATGAATTCTGCGGAGTTGAACCATTATTCTATCTGGAAATCCCAAAAATAAATGCAGATATTCTATTAGGTAAGGAACAATTATGAAAAAAGATGAAAAAGTATTTAGAGTACGAGAAACAGATGATGCTTATAATACATGGATTGTAGCTGATGGTAATAATTGTTTCGATACTGATCATTATGTTTGCAAGGATGGAAAAGTAGTTCCCAATGGCATTAGTACAGAATATACTAAATTTATCTACACCTCCAAAGCCAAAGCACAGGCAGTACTTGATTTGTATCTGGAGAAGCAAATAATTCAAGAGCGAACAATGGCGAAGATAGAACCACCAAATTGCAAACCGACTAACCCAAAGGATGCTCTGGGGATTAAAAAAGCACCCTTGTCAACACTACCCACCGGCCCGATGTATGAAGTGGCCTTGGCTATGTTGGAAGGGGCTCGAAAGTATGGGCGGCATAATTATAGGGTGATAGGTGTAAGGGCGTCGGTTTACTATGATGCAGCGATGGGCCACTTAACGGCGTGGTGGGAAGGTGAAGATATTGACCCTGCGAGTGGTATTCACCACCTTGGCAAAGCTATGGCGTGTCTTGCTGTTGTACGTGACTCAATGATGGTGGGAAACTGGACGGATGACCGGCCTCCCCGTTACCCTTATCCCGATCAGTTATTGAGAAACAATCCTTTGGTCGGTGAAATTCTGAATAGACTCCCCGAATGTAAAGAGCCATACACTGAAATTAATACCAACGGCAAAAAGGTAGACAGAACCAAGCCAGTTTCAGGAGGCTATTGATGCTTAGGACAGCTTTATTAGTCTTGATGGTAGCATCTTTCTTTGGGCTTGGGGTGTGTGACCTTTTGGCCCGGCAATGGCGGACGGGGATTGCTTCGATCCTGCTCGGGGTTGTTCAACTAATTATTTTTTGGAGGAAATTATGAAAATTTTCTTAGACCTTGATGGTTGTTTGGCAGACTTTACGGGCGGGGTACATAAAGCGTTTGATTTGCCTTACTCCTATGCCGAGTATCCTCATACAAAAGGCTCGTGGGATTGGTTTGCAGATGCTGACTTGACCTGGGATCAGGTAGACGGCATATGTAACGCTGAATTTTGGGCTAATTTAGAGTGGATGGCTGATGGACGAAATATTTATTCGATAGTCAGGAATTTTACAAGACAGACTGGTAGCTCCCTTAACTTACTCACAACACCCATGAAAAATATAAACTCTACAGTGGGCAAGCTCACCTGGATACAAAACCATATAGGTGAAAATCGCCGGAAACAAGCATTAATAACAGGTGCTGACAAAAAGATTTTTGCCGGGCCTGACACGCTCCTCATTGACGACCGGGATAAGAATGTAGAGGAGTTCACAGCGGCTGGGGGGCAGGGCATACTCGTACCGAGACCTTGGAATCAAGATCACCAATGGTCAAATGAAACGCTTGATGTAGTAATAAGAAGGTTGGAGAACTTAAAAATATGAGGATCATCGAGGTAGAAATTAACTGCAAAAGTAGAAGTGATAGGGTGGAATTATTTCCGTTCTTTGATATGCACATCGGGAAAGCCAATTGCAACGAGGGGGCCATTAGAAAACAGGTTCAAGAAGTTCTCCGCAGAGAGAGTCTCTCTGGCAGGCATATCAAGGTGTTGCTCGGCGGGGATGCCGTAAACTCCGTTAGCCCCGCAGATCGGAAGCGGTTTGACTTCTCTGATATAGCCGATTGGGTAGTTAAAGGCCCTGCGGAGGATATAAAGAATGCCTTGGCCGATTTACCCAACAGAGAGATAAAACGGGCGGAGGAGCTTCTGAGACCAATTAAACACTTGATTGTGGGGGCATTAGAAGGAAACCATGAGAAAGCCCTGCGGAAGTACCATAATATGGACGTGCAGGAGCGATTATGTGAGAAACTGGGTTGTCCGAATTTATCGGACGAGGCATTGATCCGATTTAGATTCAAGCGGCCTGCTGGGAAGAAAGATTCAACCTCAACGATGGTTCTCTATATGAGGCATGGGTATGGGGCTGGACGAAAAGCCGGAGCGGAGCCAAGCAAGTTGTATGATATGTTGGCTGAGTGGGAATGTGCCGATGTTTGCTTAAGTGGACATAGCCATACCTTCTGTGTGCTGGCTCCTAAAGCGGTAGGATTCTTGCCAATGAGAGGGGAACTACCAGAAGAGTTGATTTGGAAACATAGATTCGCAGCTAACCCAGGTTGCTGGTTGGATAGCCACTCTATTGGGCGGGGATCGTATGAGTCTGGTGCTTGTTATCCAGCCCGAGCCTTTATGACTGCAAAAATCGTTGTTTGGCCATTCTACACCCAAACTACCAATGGTCGAGACTTCAATTCCCCGAAAATTGAATTAAGATCATACCCAATATTGTAGGTAAGTGGCTTATGGGAATAAAACCACAAAAAACATGCTTATCTTGCCAGAAAATATATACCCCAAAGGTGAGTCATCAGAAATTCTGTTCCATTGAATGTCGTGATACTAAGCAAAAAGAAAAAGCTGCGGTTAATTGGAAATATGGTTCCGGGGGTGGATTTCTTCGCAGAAGATTTGTGGTTTTTCGTAGGGACGGGTTTAAGTGTAGATACTGTGGGAGAGGAGCAATAGACGGAACCACACTTCATATTGACCATATTTATCCAAAATCTAAAGGAGGAGATTTGAGTTTAGATAATTTGATTACCGCTTGCTGTGAGTGTAACCAAGGCAAGGGAGATATAATTTTACTGGGGCGGGAACTAAATTATTTTAAGAATCATAAATCAAGGATATAGTAATTGAATTGTAAAAAGATTGTATGCGATAAGATACTTAAAACAGGACTCCGCAGGGTGAAGGTTGGTTTTCCATCTGGGATTACCAATAAACTCATTTCTGCGGAGAAACCCCACAAATATTCTACCTCGTAGAAAAGATTATTAAAGATTGTTCTTGACTTCGGACGGGATTTATGATACAATGTAAAGATATTCCAAGGTGTTTTGAAATAATTTATTGAGAGGAAAGTAAGATGAAAGTAACACCAAGAATTAGAGGGCCAAAGAACTATTGTGATTATGCAGACCTTGGTTACGGCGATGTGTTTACTTGGCATGGCGATTTGTATATCAAAATCAGGGATACTGATGTTGAAGAACAATTAGCCGTTAATCTCACATCCGGAGATTGGAGCAACAATATGTGCGGTGAGAGTGTTTTGCCTGTAGACGCCGAGATAAAATGGGCAAAAAAAACAGGTTAGACTCTTCAATACCTTGCCAGATAGCAATGGCAAGGACTTGTGAAGTTTAGCGTATTGATAAAAAAATTGAGAGGGAAGTAAGATGAGAAATATGGGTTATGTGATTAGGTTACACGGTGTACGAAACAGTTATGCTTACGGGTTGGGTTTCAAACATGCGAAAGTATTTCCTACTCGTGAAGCTGCAAGAGAAAACAAACGCATCTTTGGAGGAGGCAGACAAGAGAAAATCTTTCAAGTAGAGCTCTCCAAGAACGGCAAGCCGAAAAGGATAATAAAGGGGGTAAGATGAAACGATTAGAGTTTCTTGAGAAAGCTCGGGCTTTAGCCCAGCAACAGTGTGCGGATTCTTCCTGTCTTACAGCGGAGGAGTATAAAGCTATTTTGGCAGAGGGGACACCCGAAGTATCGTTATATAAAAGAGCCTTGATGATTTTAACAATCGCCGGCGAAGATATGGATACGGCCTTTATGGAAGTCTGCCTAAATGAGGAGGAGGCTTAACCTGCGGAGAATGACATGAAAGAAGAGAAACCAATACCGAATAGGCATCCAATTACAGGATTGGTGGCGGATCAGGTCGCCACGATCCTATATAACAGCCTGGTGGCGGGGTG